CACTATCTAGTTATACTAATGGTTATAGGGATTTTATTTGTTATTGGTGGTATATTTGAAATACTTTCTTATCCTTTTTTATTAGTTGTTAGATCAACAGGAAAGTTAATAAAACTACTATTAAAATTATTAAGATAATGTATTTAAATAAAGACGTACAATTGCCAAAATGTTTTTTAGAATTATTCCAGAGGCTTTCTCACCTTGATAATTTAAGGGAGGATTTAATTGATAAGAATGTTCCTGAGGATGTAAAAAGAGGAATACTAGAAGAAGTTTTAGATGAATAAAAGCATAACTACATTTGATGGAAAGTTCTGGGATCAACAAGAGATAAAAGAGAAGATGAGAGATGATAGCTTTTACTATGGGTATCTAGGTAAGAATGCTTTATCCTCTTCTAGTTGTACTGACTTACTTGATTCTCCCCTAAAATACTGGAGAAGTTTAAATGGTAAGTCCCAGTATAGCGATGCTTTTAGTATAGGAAGTCTGGTCCACTATAAAATACTAGAGCCTGAGAAGTTTAGTGAGATGAACTTCATTAATATAAAAGGTAAGGCTAGTAAGATATATAAAGATGCTGTAAGTGAGTATGGTCCTGAGAAGACCTTTACTATCCACGAGAAGTATCAAGCTGAAGATCTGTCTGATGTATTCTTAAACAATTCAATATGTACTTCAATGTTGCACGATGCAATATATGAGGAGCCTGTGATTGGAGAAATACAAGGAATCCCTTTCAGGGGTAAAGCTGATATACTAGGCAAAGGTTATATACTAGATATAAAAACAACTGGCAAAGATCTCAAGTCATTTAAGTATTCAGCAAATAAATTCAATTACGATGTACAGTGTTATATTTATACTACCCTGTTTGACATATCATATAAGGACTTTATGTTTGCTGTTATAGATAAAGGCTCTAAATGTTTGGGGTTATTTAGATGTAGTAAGGATTTCCACCATAGAGGTCGTGAGAAAACTACGGAAGCAATTCAAATATATAGAGACTACTTTATCGACAAAAAGAAACCTCTAGAAGAATTTTGTCTACACGATGTATTATAGTAGAAACGAATGCTACAAGGATATTTACCTCTCATTATCTTTGGGTTTATTATCAGAAGAGGACATAAAAGACTTAATAAAATATTACGAAGAACTAGAACATTACGAATGTTGTGAAGGAATAACTTCAGCTTATAAAGATCATAAATATGGAATCAAACGAGAAAACATTAATAACTAAAATACAGGACATCTCTGATATAAAAAATAAAACAAGGATTATTATAGAGAGGTTTTATAAAATAAATTTATCGAATCCTACAAGGGTAAGAGTTTATGTAGAGGCTCGTGCTATGTACTTTAAATTATTAAAAGATAATACTAAAATGACTTTGCACGATATAGGAAAATCTGTTGGGAAACACCACACCTCTGTTCTCCATAACATCAATCAACTTGAATTTGATATCAATCAAATCCCCCAGATAGGATCAAAATATTCAAGGCTTCTTTCTTTATACCACCAGTGTATATTGGAGCCAATGAATGAAGAGAATACACTAGCTGAAATAGCAACTAGTTATGAGAATCTAAAGAACTCTTATGATATGTTGAGTAGGAATTATAGACTGTTAGTAGATCAACATCAAATGTTAGTAGATGAAAAGAAAAGAAGACAACGAAGAAAGTATTAAGAAACCTGATGGCAGACGTAATAATGGAGCTGTTAAGGGAATATCAAGAGGTCAAGGCAGACCTCCAAAGATAAAAGAGAGAGAAACAAATGCTCTTACTTTAAAGGCACTTAAAAAGGCTTTTGGTAGCGAAGAGAAAGCTTGGGTCCACGTTGCTCAAAAGGCATCTGAAGGTAACTTCAATTACACTAAGATGTTATGGGAATATAGATATGGGAAACCAAAAGAACAACAGGAGTTAAATGTTAATACTAAAATTAATATTCCTGTTATTGATTTCGCTAAACCTAAAACAATAGATGTTAATCACGAAGAGGATGAAGATAAATAGAAAAGATTACCCTGTCTTTAGTGGGGTCCTTAAATACTTTCCTGATGCTTTAATGGAGATATCTAGGTGTAGTCTACAGGGACAAATTCAACACAACCCTGACAAACCACTTGCTTGGGACAGAGATAAATCTTCTGATGATTTAGATGCCCTGACTAGACACTTGATACAGGCTGGTGAAGTAGACGATGATGGGATCCTACACGATACAAAGGTAGCTTGGAGAGCTTTAGCTAACCTACAAAGAAAGTTAGAACAATGAAAAAAGTTAAGTACATACCCTGTGAGGAAGATGAGTTGATCTACCACAAACAACATCAAAAGAGAAGAGCTGGTAAATTTGGTCAAAGAATAAGACATAGTATTAATAGTAAAAAAAGAATTTAACTATGGCAAAGAGAAAGATAATAAATGATTCTAAGAAATTCCAGCAAGACTTCTGGAACTATCTTATAAATCCAATACTAGGATACTATGTTAAGCCTCACTCCCTTAGTAAGAAGGGACCAAGAAAACCAACAGGTGAATAAGATAGAACTCAATCCAAAGTATCAAACATTATTTGGAAGTGATGACAGATACTATGTTATGACTGGAGGTAGAGGATCTGGTAAATCTTTTGCTGTCAATACATTCTTAGTACTTCTAACTTATGAGAGAGGGACCAAAACATTATTTACTCGATATACTATGACTTCAGCCTCAATGAGTATCATACCTGAGTTCAGGGAGAAACTAGAACTTATGGGAGTAGAGGACCAATTCGAGATAACTAAAACAGAAATAACTAATAAGATAACAGGCAGTTCAATATACTTCAGTGGGATCAAGACTGCAAGTGGAGACCAGACTGCAAAACTCAAATCTATTCAGGGAATAAATACTTTTGTGCTTGACGAAGCAGAGGAACTACAGGATGAGATTTCGTTTGATAAGATAGATTACTCCATTAGAAGTAAAACCTCTAAGAATAGATGTATATTAATTCTAAACCCTACCACAAAAGAACATTGGATATATCAAAGATTTTTCCAGAACAGATCCATACCAGATGGTTGGAACGGAACTAAAGAAGGAGTAACCTATCTCCATACAACCTACTTAGATAACAAAGAGAATCTATCTAATTCATTTGTAGATGAGATAGATCTTATGAAGGAGAGAAGACCCGATAAGTATGATCACCAGATAATGGGAGGGTGGCTACAACAGGCTGAAGGTGTGGTATTTACTGATTGGCAGATAGGTGAATTCAATAATGATATAGATTCAATATTTGGATTAGACATAGGATTCGCCAGAGATGAGTCAGCTTTAGTAGAAGTCGCTATAGATAAAGAACGAAAGATTATATGGCTCAAAGAACATCTATATAAAAAAGGTTTGATTACTTCCCAGATATATGATTACTGTATTAGATATGCTGGTAGGAGTTTAATTGTAATGGATAACAGCGAACCAAGGCTTTTGTCCGAAATGAAGATGAAGAGTCCTCCACTTAACGTTACTCCAACAATAAAAAAGAAGGGGAGTATATTATCAGGTATAGCACTTATGCAAGACTATACTATAAATCTAGAAGGGGAAAACCTTATCAAAGAATTCAATAATTATGTTTGGGCAGTGAAGGGATTGAAACCGATTGATTCCTTCAACCACCTTATAGATGCTAGTCGTTACGGAATTCAATACCTATTAACCAGATCCGTTCCTAAAGGGATGTATATAATCAGATAGTTTTGGCTAAAGCAAAACCTATTTATAAAATGTTTGCTCCATCAAAAGAACATTACGATGGGTTTCGTTGGTGCATTGAAAATTCAATTAGGGTATATCCAAAAAGGATTAAAGACTCAAAGAACTATAAGATAATAAAACAAGTTAAAGATAAAGATCAAGAATGGAAGTACGGGAAAACAGTTTTTGTATCTAAAGAAGACTATAGTAAGATAGAAGCCTCAGAGAAGGTTTGGAGATTTTACTCCTATTTATATTTGGAAAGTCAGAAATAATATATATATTTACACTGTTCATTTATTAGTTTTTTTAGTTAATATCATTAATCCCTCGGATAGCTCTGGGGGATTTTTGTTTGATAAAGGTTTGGCAGTTGGAATATTTTTATTATATTGCACTCGAATCAAAAATAAAATGTTATGATACCTGATAAAAGTATAAATTTAACACTAGACAAAATCACTAGCTTTTCACCACCTAAAGCTAACTCAAGATCATTCCATATATGTATGGAGAGTTGGGTAGAATGGACAGATGATGAATCTAAAAAAGGATTAGATGTATTCGACAAAGTAGAAACATTCATTGAAGTAGATATATTTGAATTCCTTGAATGGTTTGATAAAAAGACAGTAGCTGGTCTTAAAAAGGAAGCTAAGAATTGGATAGATAAAAAATAAGAATATGGAAAGGGTTATCATTTTAACAGAAGACGAGAAACAAACTATAGAATATCTTTTAGAGGATACTAAACGTGGGGCTATATCAAATCAAAATTGGTCCAGAGTAGATAGACTCCAGAAGACTATAGATAAGATAAATAGGATATAATGGATATAGCTGTTAGAAAATATTATCTACAACCTGAAGAGGTCAAGGAATATAATAGTGAGTTCTTTATTACTTTTGAATCTGGAGGTAAGATCTTAGAAATATACGACCAGACAGTGTATGATGTAAGTGAGATAGAACTACCTGAGTACTTTTTCTTAGCTAGAGAATCTATATATCTTAACTGGGTCACATTAGAGAATGAAGAGATGTACGATATATATGTCCACGAATGGATAATTAAGAATGACTATAAACATAAAGTAGAACGAAAACAAGATTATGTATAAACCACTACCAAAATCATTGAAAGTAAAAGATAGCTCCATCCAAGGTCAAGGAATATTTGCAGATGAAGATATAATTGCTGGAGAATACCTAGGGCAATCTCATCACCACTTTAAAACTGGAGAGATATTTAGAACACCCCTAGGAGGTTTTATAAACCATAGTGAGACTCCTAATTGTTTTATATTAGATAATACAATAGAGAGCTCCTCTATATACACAGTGAGACCGATAAAGAAGGGAGAAGAGTTAACAGTATATTACAGGCTATATAATGTTTGAGTTTATAGCAATTTTTTATACTGTTGGAATTATTTGTTTGATCATCGCCTTGATGATAGACAAAGACTAATTTTAAATTCAATAGGGAGCAGTGTGAATTCAATACCCTTGTGAATTCAATAGGGGTGTAAATTCAATAGGGGGGTCGGTTGATCCCCTTTTTTATTATGTGTATTGTCAAATGTTAAAATTTTGTTAAAATGCACAATTAATTAACAAAACGCTTTATAAATCCAAAAATTTCCCCTTATATTTGAACAAACAAAAGGAACGTTTTAAGCGTTCAAATACTAACTAAAATTTATTCTTATGGACTTTAAAGATTATAAAAGATTTACTGAACTACTTAATAAGTATTTACCAGCTCAAATCAATGAGCGTTGGGAATATTTAAGAGAAGCAACAGAGCAACAGCAAAAAGATTTATTTTGCTTTATCTTGTATTGTAGAGGAAACCAAATTTTAAGTGAAATAATTTATTCAACATTGCTCCACGATATAAAAGGAACCATTTCAAAGGATCCTCATTTTATGGCTAAATCATCAGGCTATAGTAAACAAATCACATTAACTGAATTATAAAAATTATGAAAGAGAATAACTGGTATATAAAAAACAAAAGAGAGGAACTACTCCAAAAAATTAGTTTATTAAATGGTCAATTTTTTACAGTTGAATTTATTAAAAAAGATAACACACTTAGAAAAATGAACTGTCGAACTGGAGTAAAAAAATATCTTGTAGAGAATGGACGTAAAATAAAAACTGCTTCACCCTTTGAGAATGGTATTTTAAAAGTGTATGATCTAGGGGCGAAAGGTTATCGCTCTATTAATATAGACACTATTAAATCAATTAAGTATAGTAATATTGAACTTAAATATAAATAGATGATAGAAACAAAAATAAGTAATATAATAACAGAGGAGTCTCTAAATTCAGAGACTCCAAAGGTTTTGTTAAGTACTGGAATAAGTAACACTAAAACCGCTAAAAATAGTCTTAAAACGTTTATTTTATATTTGGCTCCCTACAATCAAAACAGCAAAGGGATTAATATTTGCCCAAAAGCCTCTGAAGGTTGTGCGGCTGCTTGTTTATTTTCAGCTGGTCGTGGAATTATGACTCCAGTTATTAGGGGTAGAGTTAAAAAAACTGAGTACTATTTGAGAGATAAAAAAGCTTTTATCAATCAGCTATCAAATGAAATCATTATTAAATACAATACCGCTAAAAAGAGAAATGAAAAGATTGCATTTCGTTTGAATGGGACCAGCGATGTAGATTTTGTATATCTACTTAAAAAGTACAGCGACCTTGATATTACCAGCTTAAAAGATCATTGTATTTTTTATGACTATACGAAAATAAAAGGAAAGGTAGTTAAGTACTTAAACCACCCAAATTATATATTAACATTCTCAAGGGCTGAAGACAATAACCAAACAGCCAAAAGCATTTTAGCAATTGGCGGCAACATTGCGGTTGTATTTAAGAATGAATTACCTAAATACTGGAGCGGTTTTAAAGTTATTGACGGAGATAAGTCAGACTTAGAGATGGTATATAATAGAAATGTAATTTTAGGATTAAGAGCAAAAGGTCAAGCCAAAAAAGATAAAAGCGGCTTTGCTGTATAGTTAAATTAAATTTATATTAATGTTTAGCCCCTTTTTCAGGGGCTTTTTTTATGGGTTTATTTTAATATTATTATTGATCCTCAATCAGTTAGAATTAAAAAAGCTTTGATTTGGTAGCTCGATTTATCAAAACCAGCCGATTAATAACATTAACCCATCCAATCAGACGCAATTTAAAGCCCTCTAATGAATTTAATCCCGTTAACCTATATCAATACACCAGTTAAGTATTAAAACGCTTTAAAATAGCCTTAGAATGCGAAATAAAGGTACTCTGACGGGTAAGTAGTAGTATAGTATAAGTAACCACGACTCTACACAAACCATCTTTTCCAACTGCCACACTAAGATAAGTCTTGTCCCAGTATTATACTAAGTATAGTATACTAAGTATAATATACTAAGTATTATACTATTCTTATTATATATATAACTAAGTATATTATACTATGTACTTTACTATAGTATTACACTAAGTATATTATACTAAGTATACTACTAGGGGAAAAAGAAAATTATTATCTTTGAGTTACAAAATAAAACGAATCAATTACTTTTTATATGGGGAGAATAGAATTAGAAGTACCACAATCTCTTGAAGCAATTACGCTAGGTCAATATCAAAGGTATCTAAAAATATTAGACGATAACAAAGGAGATGAGTACAACGATTTCGTAAACAAGAAGCTCGTAGAGATATTCTGTAATGTTAACCTTAATGAAGTGGAGCTGATACCAGTTGTTGAATTCGATAAGGTACTAAAGATTATCAAGAAAGCATTCGAAGAAAAATACTCCCTACAAAGACATTTTGCAATAGGAGATGTTAATATGGGATTTATACCTAAGTTAGATGATATGAGTTTAGGAGAGTACGTTGATGTTGAAGCAACCATAACCGATTGGCAAGATATCCATAAAGCTATGGCTGTTCTGTATCGCCCAGTAAACTTTAAGAGTAAAGATAGATATACAATAGCTCCCTATAAACCAAATGAGGAATTAAGGGAGTGGATGAAAGAGATGCCGCTAAGTGTTGTTATGGGGTGTATGGTTTTTTTTTACGATTTAGGGATCGAGTTATCGAGAGCTTCCCTAGTCTCTTTGGAGAACAAGATCAAGAAGGTGGAGACCTCTCAGCTCAAGGAGGATTTGGGAAGAAATGGGGTTGGTATCAATCAATTTATGGACTCGCTAAAGGAGACATCTCGAAATTTGACCAAGTTACAACAGAACCTCTTTTCAAGTGTTTGATGTATTTAACCTTTGAGAAAGAGAAAAACGAATTAGAAGCAGCTATGATTAAAAAATCAATGAGACGATGAAAGAATACTATAATCTTATAGATAATATCCATACTTATCTGGAGGGTAATAACAATATCAATACTGTAACGTATGGAGATATATTTGATGTTGATCTAGCTAAACAAACTTTGTTTCCTCTAGCCCATATTATTGTCAATGATGCTACCTTTAACGATCATTTTATTTCATTCTCTTTGAATATTATATGTATGGATGTGGTTGATGAATTCAAAGATGACAAACAGACCTTAAATCCTATTTATGGGAATGATAACAAGCAAGATATATTGAATACAATGTTGAGTGTGGTCAATGGATTGCAAAGCTCCCTTAGACGAGGTGGTATGAATGAGAACAACTATGAGATAAATGATTCTCCAACTGCCACACAGTTTGAAGATAGATTCGAAAACCTACTGGCTGGATGGTCCTTAACACTAAATATAGAGATCCCTAACAATGATATGGGGCTTACTAAGGCAGATGGAACATCTTGTTAGATATGGGGGTATTAGAGAAGTTTAAAAATACACAATCATATTTAGATAACTATTCTAGCAAGTTAACTAAACTACTAAAATCAGAAATACAAGCTTCTAGAAGTAGAGGATACACAACTGGTACTTATAGCAATCCAATAAATACAACAGGTAGCCTAGCCAATAGTTTATCTAAACTTAGTAAGATAAATTCAAATAGACTGTCTTATCAAATACTAGGAAATAGTTATGGAAGTAAATTAGATAAAGGTAGACCTCAAGGTGGATTTCCTAATATACAAGATTTAGTAAAATGGATTAAAGACAAGAGACTTACATTAGCTGATGTTAAAACTGGAGAAATATATTCTTTATCTGACACGAAGAATGTAAATCGAATTGCATATTTAATAGGAAGAAAAATAGATAAATATGGAACGAAAGAAACCAAGGGTTTTATAAGCGATGCTATAGCAAAGTCTATGGGGGAATTAAATGCTCTAGGATCTCAAGTATCAAAAGACGTTTCTCTTAACGTAGATGACATTTTAATCAAATCAGGTTATATTAAAAAGGGAGATACTTACGAATATAAAATGGAATCCTAATGCCAGACTACAGACTAAATTCAAGAAGTCCTTACTACATAGAAGGAGCAATACCAGTAACGGAAGCAACTCCGCCTACCCCAGTTCAAAACAATACACCTCCTACAGTTACTATTACAGCATCTAACGAAAATCCTTTTGTTGGAGAAACTGTAACACTTGATGCTGTGGCAACCGACTCAGATGGAACTATAGCTGGGTATCAATGGAGTACTGGAGGGACAACTACACAAGTACAAGCTACAAGTTCTTCAGCAGCGTGTATTGATTTTTACGTTGTAGTTACTGATAATGATGGAGATACCGCAAATGCAACTAAAAGGATCTGTTGGCAAAAAGTACCAGAGATTATAGAGAATGATGAATTAAGTGTTAATTGTGGAGATACTGTCAATGAAGGTGCTTTTAGTGGTCAAAAGGTTTATAATATATTAGATGTAGGAGATAAGATAGGAAATGTTAAAATAGCATTTAAGGACTTTTCTTCAGATATATATGCTAATAGTCTTCTTAGAGAAATTCCTGTTAAGTTTGATTTAGAGTGGAACGCTACTACCCAGACCACAGGATATATTGGCAGTTCAGACTACGATAGTGATCTAACATCAAATGGAGTAGACTCATCTAATATTAGTACAGCAAGTACTTCTAACAAAGATTTTAATACAGAATTAACAATAAATAAAACAGCAGCTACTCCTTCTCAAGTAAGAATTATAGCAGAGACACCTCTTGTTAATGATAGATTTAGTTTTACCATAAGTTGCCCTAACCCTACAACATTAGCAACTCCAACCCATAACTATACACTTACAGCTACCAGCTCTACAGCTGACTTTCAATATAACGATTCAGCTGGTGCAACACAAACAGTTACACTTAATCAAAATACTCCTACAATAGTTATAGCCCAAAAAGATAGTGTATCAGCAACTAGTGGGACAGGAACTTTTGTAGAAGGGAGTTTAGGTTTTGCAAATGGAACCCCTGAATTAACTATAGATTTAAATACAGAATTTGAATTTTCTGTAGATGCTAGTGGATCTCTAAATGAAAAACAAAATATTATAAATATGATTAACAATGAACTTAAAGATTCATTCTTAACTTATTATAATAATGATGTTGCTAAATATCAAAATCAAGCCTACTACAATAGTTTTGTAGGAGAAAGATTTATAAAAGAACTTTCTTTTGCTAAAAAGAATTCTAATTCAACAAAAGTTGTACAATTTATATATTTAGATGAAGCTGCTCAAATTTATCACGGAGCCACTGCTTCTAACACACAAACATCCGCTTACTCATCAGACTTATTGTTATTAAGAAATCATTTAAATGCTCAAACCAGTTATGGTAATAAAATGTGTGTTGTGTTTTGTCTTGAATCAACTCAAATTACCACTGGTTCTGGAGGATTCTATAGCACTTTCCCTGCGTTTAGTCATTTTATAGATAATGTTTCTTCAGGAACTAACGGATTTGATGGAGCTAATGGTTTAGCAGATAGATCTGAAGTAATATTTGTTAGAAATCTATTTAGAAATCAATCTGCCACTTATTACCATCAAAAAACAATAGATGCTCTTAGAAATTTAGGATATAAAATAACATAAATACTATGGCAACTTTAAGCAGTTCAACATTAAAATTATGGGTATATACTGGAGAAATAAACAGTTATGATCCTACTAAACCTAATTATACTATAGCTAAAAATAAATTAGCTGGTGAGGATAATATCGTGTTTGAAATAGCTGAACTTGCTAAAGATTTTATACCAATATCTTTTGATGGAAATTATGAAACAGCTGTACTCACTGCTTGGGCAACTTGGGAAATAACATCTACATATAGTGATTCTACAACTGCTATAAAATCAGATACAGTATTAGCAACCCACGGATATGGGTATTTTGAAAACGAGATTAATCCTCAGCTTTTAACATCCCCATTACAGCAATCTAATACTTGTATATACTGGAAGCACGATGAAAAAGTAAGGGTACCACTATATAAGGAAACTGAATTATATGGGGTAGAGTTTTTCTTAGAC